GGGGGGTTTCCCCCCTCGCTCATGACTATCTGGTTATCCATGTAGATTGAGAGTATTCTATGACTGTATATATCAAATATAGTAATCACCTTCAACTTGTTGAGGGTGGTTATGGTTATCGTATTCAAGCAGCGGCGCCGGATCACTCCGACTTCGGGCTTTACTACGATGTCCTTGATATACTATTGAATCGCCTCTGGGGGCAAGAATTCTTTTTGCCCTTAGGTCCGATTTCATTAGCGTCGTTGGTTGGTTTAGCTGATAGTTCTAGTTTCGACGTTAAGACCTTAGAGGTCCCGTTTAAGCCTGAGAACTACGGTTACAACTTCAACGCGTACGAGCAGAATTACGACAGTTTTCTTCGTAATCTTGCTTTTACAGGACGCACTCTCCTAGGCAGGCCCAATTATGTGCCTTCACCTATTGGAGAACACGTCCTGCGTCATGCCTCACTTCGGGGCACTCTCATTGCGAAGCAAGTTCGTGCAGCTTCAAGTCTCGTTGACTTTACCTTCGGCGATCAGACTTTTAAGGTCCGACAGCTTATCGGTACTGTTCGTCATGACACAGCCACACCTAGTGCGCTTTTGCCTTTGACGCTCAGTGTCAACGACTACAACTGGGGGGATACCTCTCTATCTTACTATTTGTCTGATGTCTTCGACTACCTCGTTGGTCATGATGTCCGGCAGATCGTACCATACTTTGGTGATCCCACCTACATGCGTAGAGGTATCTACGACTGTCTGTTATCAGACTTTTCGTACACTAACTCTACCGACTCAGTTGTTGTGTCCTACCGTATGAAATGTACCCTCGGGTCACTATCATACAGCTGGACATCTACGGCGACTTTTCCCCGCCAGGGGAGGTTACCGCAGACTGCGCCGTCAATTGGTGTTCATTCGCCAGACTTCACGACTGCCCCTGCCTTTTGGCATTGGACGTCCGCGGAGTCGACTGATCCGGACTATCCGGCTTTCAGTCAGGATTCGGTTCCCCGTTCCTCATGGGGTTACCCGTTTCCTTTGTCGATCCCCAACCCAGTTGATTCACTTGAAGGGAACAAAGCAGTATCTGTCGCCAACTATCTCACCTCGGTCGGTCCTCTCGGTTCTTTCCGTAGGGCGATTGATTTGAGTTATAGAGATATTACGACATCTGCTTTGTTCTCTACTGTAGATGCGTTTAAGAACGCCGAAGGCTCCTTAGGTACTAACATACTTCAGGATCTTCAAAAGCTTCCCGATATCGTGAATCAGCTCCCACAAATTCGTGAGGCTGTGTCCATTATGTCCAAGCTTCTGAAGAGGGATCTGTCCTTAGCTACGCTCAAGGATATAGCAGATCTCACTTCTTCGACCATCCTAACAGGATCGTTCGTTTGGAGGCCTTACATAGGCCTCATGACGGATTATCTTCCTAGGATGATATCTACCCTGCATTCCATGGGCTTTTCCGCCCGTAAGACTGTAGGATATGGGACTTTCTCTTTCAAGTTCAGTAATGAATTTGGAAGGGATGAAACCAGTCTGGTTACAAGAACCAAATTAGTCATTGACGCAAGCTTCTCCAGCTTGTTGTCAGCCTCCCTCGGTCTGGATGCTCTCGGTGTCTTACCAAAAGTATCTAGGCTTTGGGACCTCCTTCCATTCACGTTTGTCGTGAATTGGTTCACTGGGATAGGTACTGCCATCCAGCGCGCTGAGTATTCGCTAATTCTTGCGACTCTACCAGCGTACTATGTGCATACTTATACCCTAACAAGCCCTATTACCGATAAGGATATGAGTTCAACCTCATTCACTCCTTTCGATAATTCTGGTTCCTTGCGCGTCCACTATAGAGATGTTAGTCTCTATAGTCCGGCTCCTCGGGACTCAAGATTTGGGTTTGGTATCCCTACTTCCCTCCCACCACTCGGTGTTGTTGGAAGTTTACTGTATCAGGTAATCTTTGCCTGATATTTATCCACTCCTATAAAAGGAGTAATTTCAACGAAAGGTTGAAACCATGACAATCTCGTACTCCATTGACCATCTTTCCACATCCGTGGAAGACGTCTCCATCGAAATCGCTGCTAAGTCAGAGATGACCTTGCAGTCGACCACAACCGATCCTAAGACCGGTGAGATCGCATCGACGTACGTACTGGCGTCGGGTGATAATGCATACCCTTCGTCCGTTGTGTTTCGCTCGTCCATCCAAAACCGGACGAACGGCGCGATTCGGCGCATGTCGATGACTTTTTCGACTTGGGCTACGAAATCAGACGACGTTACTAACGTTGTAGTGAAGCGACCTGTTGTCGCAACATTCAGCGTCAACGTTCCATCTGATATCACTGTGGAAGTTGCTGATCTTGACGATTTGATTGGGAACGCTTTCAGCTTCCTATATCTCTCTGTCACCAGCAAAGTCCGCAACACTACCTGGCTCCAGGATCTCCTTTACGGGATTCCTCAGGTCAAGTAGTGCGGCACGAGGTGCTCATACGCACCTCGAGCGGTCGTCGTTCGATCATCATCGACGACGGCTTTTGCCAATCGTTGAGCGTCCCCATACCACGCGATAACTTTGACTCTGTGTCACTGTTCATTGCTACATGGATAGCGCTCTTAGCAGATAGTCCGCTCGAACCGGAAAATAAGCCCTTCCGTCTTTATGACGACTTCTTAAAGAAGATTCGTCTGGATGGAATCAAGGCCACTGTTCTCCGATTTACCAGTTTGTCTCACGAGTTGGTTAGTAACCATACTCTCATGGGACCTGGAACCTCTATAGGTTCTTGGATAAGCGACTTCAAAGACACACCCGTGTTCTTTGAATATAATCGCTATTTCAAAACTGGTGATGTCCGTTTATTAGAGTATCTCTACACGTTTTTGAACTTCGGTAAGAAGCTCGATTACGTGGATGAGGTCTTTAACACAACTGCCTTTCGCGGTTGGATGGACATTGAAAAAGGACTTATCGATCAGAAGTTACATGATACTGATGTATCGGCTTTAAAGCTGATAATGGGTGTTGTGCTTCCACCTTTTGTCATCGACGATTTCCGACCTAAATTTGGGCCGGGATCTGTTAGTGAGAAGGGTGTGGTGGGGCGTTTGGGCAAGCTTAGACAGCTTACCTACGATTCCTATCTTGATCGATTCATCTTCCATGGCCATATAGGAATGTATGGCTCTGGTGATGATCACGGCCTTACTGCTCATAAGGTCATCCCTGACCCTGAGCGGTGGACCCCTTCTAATGGTAGGAGTTCACGTGTCGCGCGCCTGATGTTCGTGCCAAAGAATTTGAAGACTGCTCGTTCCATATGTATGGAGCCGAACACTCTGATGTTCTTTCAACAGGGAATCATGCGTGAGATGCTAAGACTCATAGGCAATTCAGCTTTGTCGAAATTCATCGACATCGCTGACCAGCAGAGGAATAAAGACCTCGCTCTCTTCGGTAGTTATACCGGTGAGATCGACACCATCGACCTCTCTGCTGCTAGTGACTCACTTTCCTTGCAACTTGTCAAAGCCGTCTTTCCGGCGACTTGGCAGATTGTAATGAGAGCGTCAAGATCTCACAGTGCGTATCTTCCAGACGGGTCTACATGGCCTTTACGGAAGTTTGCACCAATGGGATCTGCATTATGTTTTCCGACGCAATGCATCATTTTTGCGTCAGCATGCATATATGCCGCTTGCCTTCATACCTACGAAGCTGAGAACGTACAATGCGATTTCCTAGATTGGCTGAGTCCCTCCGTCGTGACCAGAGTCATCGAGTCTTTCTCGAATCAACCTGGTTATTATAGGGGAGCCTACCAACCTGCCGCAGTGTACGGCGACGATATTTGTGTGGACAGTCAACTCACATCTATCGTCAAGACCATCTTGTCTCGCCTAGGGTTCACAGTGAATGACTCCAAGTCGTTTGTTGCGAATCAGAGCTTCCGCGAATCATGTGGCGGCTTCTATCTAGACGGGCACGACATCACACCTCTCTACTTTACAGTGAGAGGCGTTCGCCAGCAACTAAGTGGCGAACATGTCGCTTCACATGTACATCTAGTGAATGAGTGCTGGAGTCGTAAGTATAAACATACTTATCGATTCTTGTTATCTTCGCTAGCAAAGTGGGATGTGCCAAGGAGACTTAGGAGTCCCCGAAACACCTTTTCTATCCCCTTTGTCCTTGATACCCGTCAGTTCGGGATTCTTTGCACGAAGCCGGTGAATTCTCACTTGGTAAGTCGTGTCAACGCTTCCTTTCAACGCGATGAGATTAAGGTATGGACAATTTCATATGAATACAGGGTATCCGATGACCGTGAGAAATGGTCTCTGGATGCTTATGAACATATGAGGTGGTGGTCTGGTCGGACCGAGAGTTCGTCTAACGATGAGAAATCGTCGTTCTCTAGGTTCGACACCGGTGGCGCCGGAATCAGATGGAGATGGATACCGTCTGATTAAAGCCTTAGTGAGAGGAGTGCAGCGAGCAATCGCTGTAAAAAGCGAATACTAGTTTGCAG